ACTACCACCATTTATAGAAAAGGGTGGGATGTTAAAAGAAGAATATAATGATGATTATACTGATAGTGTTTCAAGCATATTTCTTGGAATGCGATATTTATATGAACCACCAAATACTAATGGTTAAAATGAATGCAAAAGAGAAAGTGGATATTGCAGTGTTCAAAGAACGTTTTATTAATTTCGAAAAGCGTCATGACGAACACCTTAATGAGATACGTAGTATGTTCAAAACTCATTTAGTTAATTGTGATAATAGACATAATTGTGTATCTACAGAATTAAAAACTACCAATACAAAAATAAATTCTTTAAATATTAACTTTGCTAAATTGAATACTAAGTTTCATGTTGTAGGTATTTTCATTATATTTATTTCAGGACTGCTAGGAAATTTAATGAGCATAATTAATTTTTTTAAAAGATAAAAGTCTTCATTAATTGTTTTAATTATATAATTACAATTAGACATTTATAAAGTTACTAATGTATATAAATACTATATTAAGAGGTTTTACATAATGGAAGATGCAAGAGATTGGCGAAAACTTGAGTTTGTAGCTCCTATTGAATCTTTTTCTGGTAACAATGATGAATTCATGATAGAAGGTACAGCTATAAATGCAACTACTACACGTAATGGCACTTCATATCTTGCTGAAGAACTTGAACCATCCGCAAAAACATTACGAGACAAACCAATTTTAAAAGACCATAACAATAGTGTTGATAGCATTATTGGTAGGACAACTAATAAAGTTGGGTATAACTCAGAGAAAGCTAAAATTGATTTTCAGGCTCGTATTGTTGATGAAGCTATTCAGAAAAAAATAAAGCAAGGCTTGATTAAAGACGTTAGTGTTGGTGCAATAGCAAAAGATATTGAAATGGATGAAGAGAGTGGTGATTTAATTGTACGTGGAATCACCTTCGTTGAACTTTCCTTAGTAGCTGTTCCTGCTGACCCAAATGCTAACTTTGCTCAGGCCATGATGGAAAGTTGGGATATCAAACAACAAGAAAGTAAAACTAACACGAGTTCGACAGATAATGTTATTGCTAATATTAAATTGTCAAAGGAGGCTAAAATGAGTGATGATAAAACTACTCAAGTTAATGAAGAGCTAGAAAAGATAAAGGTTGAACAAGAAGCACAGAAGAAAATTCTTGCTGAAAAGGATGCTGAACTAGCTAGATTAAAAGAAGAATTGGATAATAAAGCTGTTGCAGAACAACTAGTTAAGGAGCAAACTGAAAAGGATGCTCGTGAAAAGGTTTTAGCTGATAAAGACGCTGAGATTGCTACACTGCAGGCTGAGAATGTAAAGGCTCAAGAGCTTATTACAAAAAATTCTTCTGCTTTAAAAGGAAAAGTAAACAACGAACAAAGTTCAGATGATAATACTGATTCTGGTTTTGTATATGATGTTAATGAAAGTAAGGTTGAGCTTACAGTGAATGATTATTCCGCTGTTGAAGGTCTTAACAGACTTACTCGTTAGGTGAGAAAATGGCAGGTTCAGGCATAGGAAATGTTGTTGGAGCAGTTGCGCTTCAAGATTTTGGTACACCTCGTGTGTTATCAATGACAGCTAAAGAAAATTTAAGTGGTGGTGTTTTGGCATTCGCTTCAGGAACTGCGGCAACAGTCGTTAGTTCAGGTGCAAATAGTTTTGCAGCAACTGATATCGAAGCAGCTAAAGATGCTTCAGGATTACAATTTACAGGTATTGTTCTTCAGGACACAGCCTCAGGTTCACCAGTCCCAGTAGCAACAGATGGAATTTTTATTCTAGTAGCTAATGGTACTGTAACTGCAGGTCAAAAAATTGTCGTTGATGGTAACAATTCAGTTGCTGATATTGGTGGAAGTCCCGCTGTAATTAATCAAGTAGGACACGGTATTGGTAGAGCACTAACAAGCACAACCTCAGGGTTATATTGTGTTGTTAATATAGGAGCTTAGGTGAATATACAATGAAATTTACAAATGTACAAGAATATCTAAATACTGGTACTGGTACTGCAGGAACTCTTTTGTTTCCTAAAAATATCTACAAGACTTTAATTCCAGAAGTGGATAAAGCTCTAATTCCTAGAACTGAAGCTGCTCTTTATATGGGTCCAGCAGATATTCCAGGTTCAAGTATTACAGTTGATTTAGAAACTCCTAACAAGATGAAAGTTAGGAAAACTGCTGAAGGCGGTTCAATTTGGTTAGCTGACGATGAATGGCAATCAGTTACTTTTACTCCTGTTAAGTATTCTTTAGGTTTAAGAATTACTTCTGAGTTTGAAGAAGATAACAAGTTTCCAGGTTTAGTCACTAGAATTATTGGTAAAGCAGGTAAACGTTTTGCTGAGAATGAAACTAGTTTGATTCTAACAGCTCTTCAATCAGCAAGTAATAGTATTTCAGGTGGAAGTGCTATCACTATTCCAAATATTACTCGTATGATGCAATATTTAGAAGACAGTGATTATGAAGCAACTTCTTTCCTACATGGAAATGAGATACTTTACGATTTGAGAAATATTGACACTTTTGTTGATTTTCAAAAAGTTGGTAATACTGAAATGCTTACTAGAGGTTATCTAGGAAACATTTATGGTATGAATTGTATGAAGTTTAGTACTAACGCTGCTCCATCTTCAACATATTCTAAATATGCTTATGCTTTTGATAAAAGCGAAGCTTATGGAATTGCTGAAAAGAGATTGATTACAGTCAAAAGTTTTGACCTTGATAGTCATGATATGAAAGCCGTTGCAATTACTCAACGACTTGACATTCAGTTGTTACGAGACTCTGCAATTGCGAGAGTGACAACCTCATAGGTGAATTAAATGGCAAATTCACTTAATGATGGAATGAATAGACCAAGTCAACTTGATAGAAGATATGCTGCTGTTTATAATGGCAGTCCTTCTGCAGGTGCAAATATTGTGCAAACTGGTCAAGGAATTTCTACAGCTGGAAGCTTATTAAATATTACATTTGGTGCAGCTTTCTTAGGAACTCCTCGTGTTCAAGTTACACAATATGATGGACAAGCAGTTGTTACTGCTGGTTCTGTAGGTCTAACTGGATTTACTGTATTAACTGCTGGCGGTTCAAAAACTGTTGATTGGCTAGCAATTGGTTCAGGAGCTTCTTGGTAAACTTTTTTATTTTTTTTATTTTTTCTTTTAACTAAACCGGGTGATATAATGAAATTAAAGAATTTAACTAAAGATGAATTAAATGACATTTGTGCAAAACATGCTTCCACTTTAACAATTACATACAAAGATAAGAAATCAAATATCATATCTAAAATTGTTGAATATCTAAAACAGATTTCTATGACTGAAGAAGATTTCTTAGCTCTTGATGAATCTGTTGAATCTGTAGCTAAAGTTATTACAAAAGTTAAAAGTAATGTCAAACCTACTAATGTTTTCTGTGACAAGTGTCAAGCTGAAATGTTATGTACTGATATTATTAATAAAGATTATCATTGCAATGTTTGTGGTAGTAATAAAACAATAATGTTGTAAAATGGGAAACTGGAATAGTGGTAGTGTGGCTCTAGAAGTTTTTAGTTACGTAGATAATGTTCCAACAAATATAAGTGGTGCTTTAATTAATATTGTTGGACGAAAGGTAGCTAGAGTTGAAGAGTATACTGGTTTAAGTATTGGGACCACAGCTATTCTACCAAAATACCAAGACGTTATTTTATATTTTACTTTAGCTGACGTTTATAAGGCTATTAATGACAGAGGAGCTGATGTTGCTAGTATTAAATTAGGAGATTTCCAGACTAGTAAAACAACCAATTCCACAGCTAGTGAATTAATGAAGTCATATAAACAAGAAGCTGAAGATATGATGAATGATGAATTAGGTTACGATAGTAAATCTGAACAAGTGTTTAATTAATGGCAGCTATTACAACTGAGGAAATGCAAGCAGAGGTTCAACGAGCAATTGACTACGGTGGACCTGTTCGTTTTAGATTTTTCTCTGGTTCTATTCCAGCTGGTTCTTATGATGATGATATTGTTTTATCTTCTCCTGTAAATGTTTGGACTTCTGGTTTAAGTCAACCTGTTAATAAAATTAAATCTTCTAATCAATTTTTAAAAGAACAAGGACGCGTTGAGAAAGGTGACATTAAATTATATGTTTTAAGTACTGTTACTTTATCTGGTATTTGGCGTGTTGGTATTGGTTCACCTTGTGGACAAGAATTTGCACCAGTTGCAGAAGGCATTATTCCTTATACATTAGGAAATACTACTGTTTACTATAAAGCTTATTTAAAAGCATTACCTACTGGTTCATTATATGGTGAATAAAATTGGTTAAGTTAACTTTCTTTGGAATGAAAACTGTGTTAGCTAATATTACCAAATTTGAAAATAGAACTATCAAATCTTTTAATGCTAAACTACGAGACGTAGGTTTATACATGGAAGGAGAAATTAAATCTAGTATTGCAGGACAGCGTTCTGAACACGTAAGTGTTGATACTGGAAGATTTATGAGTTCTATTCAAGCGAAGTCTAGCTATTTAAAAACTACAATTTCTTCTAATGTTGCATATGCCACATTTCTAGAATTTGGTACTTCTCGAATTGCTCCAAGAAGTCATTTTAAAAATAGTTTAAGACGTAATCGTGCAAAGATTATTAATGCTTTAAAACAAGCAATTCCAAAGTAATTATATAATTACAATTACCTATTTAAATAGTTCATAAGCTTATTAAATATATAAGTGAAGCGACACTTATAATATCCAAGCGAGGATACAATGGTTACAACAAACACTTTCATAAGTGAAACTACATTATTTTTAGAGACTCTTCTTAATACTATAACTGACCCTATTTCTGGTAAAAGAAGTGATGGTAGTAAATTTGTTATGACTTCATATCCTCAACGTAAAGTAATGTATCCTATTATTACTGTTAAACTTGACGATACTTTTGTCGTTGATTCTTTTGCATTAGGTGTATCACACCAAGTTACTCGTATGCAATATGAAATTAGAGTGTGGGCCCGAAATGTAATTGAAAAAGATGCCTTGACACAATCTGCACTTAATAAATTAGTATCAGGACAATATCCTCATACGACTGCAGGTAAGTCTCTTAATGAAAATCTTTTTAATGCACAAATTCCAACAGCAACCTCTGACGTTGACGAATTAGGTAGTGGTGGTATTAAATCAAGATTAATATTTGTAACATATGATTTTGAGATAGGTGAATAAAATGATGGTTAAATATATAGGAGAATATCCTAAAGTTAAGTTATATACATTCCCTGAATATGAATTTATTAAGGATGAATGGACAAAAGTTTCTGAAGAAGACGGAGCTTTAATTATTAAAAATTATAAAGATTTTGTAAAAGAATCTTTGAAGGAAGGTGTTAAAGATGGCGTATCTAACATACAAGAATGAAAACAATCAAGTTGCTTTTCAAAATGAATCTGGTTCATATAAGAATAGCTCAGGTACTTTCTTTTGGCCAGGAAGAATTTTAAGTCATGAACCTGATGACAAAGTTGGAGGATTTGAAGATATTTATGTTGGTACTGATAATCGTGGTTTTGATGATTATACATTAGGCCCTCTTTCACATACTGGTACATATTTAATTGAACCACAAGATTTTAGAATATTAAAATATTGCTTTGGTTTAGTAACTGATACAGGTTCTCCAAATGCTACACATACTCTTAAACAAGATTATATTGGTTCTCTAGCTCCAGAAACAGGAGAGTTCTTTCCTAGCTTTACAGCTGAAGATTACCAAGGTTATGGTATAGCTGGTAGTAATTTTAAACGTACCTATTTAGGAACCATGGTTGATGAATGGGAATTAAGTGCTTCTAAAGGTGAAAAGGCTCAATTGAAATTAGATTATATAGCTGGTTCATTAGTTTTTAGTAGTAGTTTAAAATCTGCTGTTACTGCTTCAACAAGTAGGTCATTAATATGGTCTGATTTTAGTTGGTATTTAGGTGGTTCTAAGTTACAAAGTCCAGCTGATTGGTCAGCTAAAGGAATGAATCATTTGAAAGCTGATAATAATTCAGATGGAAGTAGAGATATTAGTGCTCCAGTTCCAGAAGGAAGAGATTATGAACTTAATATTCCTTTAAAAGCTGAACGTGATTATCAATTACAGTTATATAGACAGTACTACCTTGGTGGAAGTTCTTTCAATATGCAACTTATTTGTAGTAATGCTGGAGGAGTTTCTGGTGGTACAATAACATTTAGTGGTTGTAGATTAACTGATATGACAAATCCAACAATTCCACGTGGATTGACAGAGAATGTATTAACAATTCATCCAAATCAAGCATCAGCAATTATTGTTGATACTATTTTAACATATAATGCCTGGTAAATCAGGTGTTTTTATTTTCCTTTTTCAAGCGAGAATTAGGGAATACCAAGCGAGGTAATAATAATGGAAAAAGAAATCACTAAAGATGGAGTAAAATATTTTGTAAGAGAATTAGATACTTGGGCTGACCAAATGGAATTAATTGATTATGGTAATACAGCTAAATGTATGATGCGACTTGCCGTTCGTCAAGAAAACAATCAACCAATTAATTGGAATAAAGTATCTAAAGAATCTGGTGCAGATATATTCAAATTAGTTATTGAAGTAAACAAAAAAAGTAAAGATTTTTAGAATGCAACTCTTATGAAGATAGTATTGCTATTTGGGTTGCTGAACATTTCGGTTGGACAAGACAACAACTTGCAATACAAAAACACGGTGTCGTTGAAAAATTAATTCGTAATTATAATAAAAAAATCAGAAGTATCAAAATGCTTTTAAAATCGGATGCTATTAAAAACCATCCAGAAATTGGTAATTTAATTATAGCCTTGGTAAAATTCAAATGACTAATGCAGGAACACTATCAGTACAAGTAAAAGGAGAACTAGCTAGATTTAAATCTGATATGGCTAGTATGAAAAAGCAATTAGGTTCTGTAGATAGGTCTATGAAAAAATCTGCTAAATCAACTAAAGTTTTTAATAATGCTTTAGGTTCTTTGAAAACTTTATTTATTACTGGTGCAATTGCAGCTGGTTTTAAATCTATTGTTCGAACAAGTATTCAATATGAGAATGCTTTATTAGGTATCTCTGCAGTTGCTAGAGCTGTTGGTATAAGTGAAGACGAAGCAACAAAAGCTTCAAAGTCATTAGCTTCGGATGGTTTAATGTCTGTTGCAGAAGCAGCTGAAGGTTTGAAAAACTTATTAGCTACTGGATTTAATTTAGAAGAATCTATTAATTTAATGAATTCTTTTCGGGATGCTGCTGCTTTTAACCGTCAAGGTACTTTAGGTTTTGGTGAAGCAATTGTAGGAGCAACTCAAGGTATTAAAAATCAGAATTCTATCATGGTTGATAATGTAGGTATCACTAAAAACTTATCACTCATAATGAAAGAGGCTGGATTTACATTACAAGATTTAAGTGACACTAGTAAAAAAGCTGCTGCACAACAAGTTTTGTATAATGGTTTATTAAATGAAGCAGTTATCTTTTCAGGTAATGCTGAAGAAGCTTCCACAACATTAGGTGGTAAATTATCTAGTTTGGAAGTATCTTGGGCTGACTTACAAGTTGAAATGGGAAAAACTTTTGAAGGTCCTATGAAGGATGTTTTAGATTGGTTGATAACTGTAGTTGAAAAACTGGACCCTGTGATTGAGAAATCTACAGAATTAGCTGGTGTTTTTAAAAGAGTTATGAGTGGTGAAACGACTCCTTTTGGAGAACTAATGGGTGCATTGTTTCCAAGCAATACTCCAGAACAAAGAGAACGAGATAAAGTTAAAGAGCCTGAAGGACTTATTCAAGAATTCCAGGCTAGTTCATTAGGAAACTCCACACCATTATCGTTTGATGAAGCAATACGACGTGAAGCTTCAGGATTAGGTAAAATCTCAAGAAATACA